TATGAATTTATTTTTTTTTTGAAAACTTTATATCCTATATTATTGTTTTGAAAATCAATATGACCATCAAAAATATCTGTATATTCACCAAAAGTTTCATTTGGGGCTGGTGTAATTATCAAGAAATTTAACTTTTTACCTTGCGGATGTTTAATATCATATGCTTTGACATACTCTAAAATTGACCCGGCCATGATAAATGATTTACCAGATCTTGGAATAGCACCAACCAATACACCTGGTTTTTTTTCATTTATAATTAAATCATTGATTGTATCAATAAATAGTTTCTGATGAAATCTTGGAATGAATGGTTGTTTTAGATTTTTTAGATAATTAGTTTCAAAATTCTGAATATCTTTACTTGTTGCAAAATAATTATACTGAGACAATAATTCCCTTAGTTTGAAATAATATTTATGAAGATCTTGTGAATCGTAAATATTTTCATATTTACCACCTGGACTAATATATTTAATTAATATATCGCTTGATGAATTTTGTGCTTCGAATTTGTCAATGACCTCTTTTTTATCTTTTACAAATATACAGACATTGGTCTCACGATCCGTTTGTTTTTGTTTTTCAATAATAGCACATAATTCGGGTATATCATATTCTTTGACTCCTTTGGCCTTTTCATAATATTTTACAGAAATCAGATAAAGTTCTTCTGAATCTTTAGTTGTATTTAAAAATGTAATATCTGAGTAGCCTCCACTGCTACCACTTCTAACGCCGCCTTGTAAATATTCATTTTCAAACTTGACTTTCTTCCAAAAGTCCATATCCTTTGTAACTATATCATTATTAGCATTACCTTCCCAATGCGTTGTAAAGTCATCTTCATTTGGTTTTAATGTTAAATCTGTTAATCCAAATTTAATACATATATCCCATAATCTTTCATAATAAAATCCTCGGGTAGATTTATCTATTATACCATCACCATCTGAATCTTTATCAGGTTCAAACTTTATTTGTTTTAATATATCTTCAAAATTAGAATATTTACTAATCTCTCTAATAAAATCTAATATTGTTTGAGATTTGATTGCTTTCATAGTTTGTTTTATATTGCTCTTTTTAATAATAATTTTATTAACTAAATCTTCTTTATTATTATAATTATCTTCAAATTCAGGATAACGTTTAATAAGGAAACTTACGTCTGAAGACATGAACTCTAATCTAAATATTTCTACTTTTTGTTTGTGTGTATTGGAACTTATATGTTCATCATGGTGTTTTTTCTGTTTAGATTGCTTTCCGCAGATTTCACACTTCCAGACCATTTATATATATATATATTATAATATATTATTCTTAAATAATTAACTTAAAAATAGTTAATTTTTATTTCAAATTTATTTTTAAAATTATATATTATATTTAATAATCATCCCCTTCATAAACCCTACTCTTTCTTTCTTTATAAACAATTTTTTCTTTATATTTAATAACTTCTTTAATTTCCGGTTTCACTCCTAATATATCTATAATTTCTTTAATCTGATTTTTATTTAATAATTTTTTTTTTTGTAATAATGATTTAATCATTACATAAATATATAATGGGAAATCATTACTTTCTTTTATAAGTTTTAGTATTTCAGCGATAAAATAATTCTCATTTATAGGGATATTAGAGTCATTATCATTATTATTATCATTACAATCGAATAAATCAAGAATATTATCCATGTCTGCCATTATTTTATATATGTAATATATATAAATGAAATTAGACTTAAATAATATTATCAATACAAAAGTATTATTAATTGCTTTATCATTAACTATATTTATAAAATATGTTACAGATAAGAATATTGAAGAAAATATTATAATAAAAATGTAATATAAATATATATATATATGAAAGAATATTTAAAATATTTTATATCAATATTAATAGGCATTATAATGGGATGTTTCTTATATGGTAAGTTTGATAATGATTTAGTTATAGTCAGTTTAAATTAATTAGTTTAAATTAAAATTTTTTAATGAATAATTAAATTATAAAATGGAAAATCGTGGTGGAACATCAATAGAGGAATTAATGAGAGGTGGTGGACAAAATTCCAATATGGATGAAGATGATGATGTTGTCAATTCAATTTTAAATGAAATAAATTCTGATAAAGAGCAAATGGTGAATGCTCAACAACAACAGCAGCAACAACAACAACAACAACAACAACAACAACAGCAACAACAACAGCAACAACAACAACAACAGATGGAAAAAGTTAAACAGCAACAAATGCATGAGCAAATGATGAGAAAACAAATGGAAATTGAAAAAATCCAAGGCCAAGGGAAAATTAGAATGGATATCGGAGATCAGCACGGTAATAAAAGTATTTGTGATAATACATCATTATTAGATGAATTTAAAAGTTCAATTATATTTTTTATAATATTTATGTTACTAAATTTAACACAAGTAAATACTTTAATATGTGATGCATTATCTATAGAAAATAATAATATATATATATTGTTAAAAACATTTGTGGCAGCTGTTATATTTTTCTTTGTTAATAAATTAGTACATAAATATGTCTAAGAATTTTGTAATTGAGCCTTTCCGTCAGAAATTTGTAAAATACCATAATTTATTGCAAATATTCTCAGATCGGGGTTCTCACCACCATCTTTCAGTCTCAGGTCTAATTTAATTTTATTAGAAGTCTCCAATGTAGAAACGCATCCGGATGGTTGAGTAAAATTAGTGGGGTCAATTGAAAATGGAATCATCGCAATGCTATCTAGTTGACCTAATGAACCGGAAGTCGGTGGTCCAAGGTCACGCCCGCAGCCAATAAAATATTTATTAATATTCAGTTTTGTAAAAATTTCTGCAGGTACCCCGTCGGTACCCCCGGGATATATAGAATTCCCATCCACACTAATATTTAAGTAAGTGAATTTCACCGCTGTAGGTGTGGTGCGTGATGTGTGCATGCCGTGCGGGACGGCAATGGTGGCGGCCGCTGGTTCACCTACTAAAAATAAATATTTACATAACTTAAAATGGGCGGATATATTCGGATTCATGCTATCGATTTTGGCATGGATTATATCCTCTGTCAAATAAGTTAACTGACTAGTTAAAAATCTACTTTTTTCAGCCGTATCTAATTGTATTAATTCTTGTATAAAATTAGATTCAAGAGTGGCCGTTATATTTGCTGCAGTGTCAAAGACATTATCGAACACTTGATATTTGACATTAAAAGTAATATCTTCATTTCTTAAAGATAATAAAGGTATGGCTAAACCATAATCTTTCATAAAACTAAATTCAGGTATTGTATAGAAATATTCAGTCTCGATGACACCCGGGGTGTGTGAGTCAGTGAAGTCGGCCGCGGTCAAAATCATACCCCTAACTCCACCAGATAATGTAGTATAATTATAATGAGATCCATTTTTACAAGATATAATATTATTGTCTAATTCCAAACACGGGGCACAAGTGTAATGGGAGGCACTGGTTCCGCCATCTACGGTTAATGACATTTGATTTTCCAATTCTGCCTTTACTTCTTGGAATATCCCATTCGATTTAAATATCCGTTTATTACCACTTATATCTATTGATAAACCATCGTCATCATCTGCATCTATCATATTAGACCCCAAATTTGCATATATCGTACATACGGTGTCCGTGCCCGCCGCCCCCGGGTCCATTTTAAATGTGTATTTATTTTCAAGATAAACTTTCGATAATAAATCATCTGATCCGGTTTGGATTTTGTGCTTTGCCGGCGACGCCGGTGCGATATCTTTATTCGGTACCTGCCTTAAATATTTGCTGAAATTTGTATGTTTTCTGTATACACTTTTAAAAAAAGTAATATCAGGATTACTTATAAAATATTTTTTCTCAAACTCACCAGGTTGTGTTATTAAACTAATAGTTCCTATAGACCCCGATGGCATAATATATATATATATATATATTATAAAAAAAAGATTAATCAAACTCATATCGTATTTCCATATCAGATATGCGTAATAGATAATAACATACTGTATATATATTGACATTTAGTTCGATATTGGCGTTATCAATTTCCAACAATATAGAATTATTACTTGGACTAATGCATCCGGATGGTCCTTCTGTATTTTTCAAAGAAAAATCTATTATACCTACCTTATCATCTATAGTATGTCGCTTATTATCATATTTGGAGTAAATACATCCTTTGAATTTATTTAATATTTCTACTTTGGAGAAGAATTCGTGATGAAATTTATCTGAAAACATTGAAGCATTACCTACAGATACATTATATGTAAGTGTATTTGACACCCTATCTTGGCCATCAGGCACGCTTATAAAAATTTGTTTTATTGGGTGTTTAGTTAAAGTATTAATATGTATTGGGGTGCCGGTCGCGGTCGGAAATGGTCCGTCCTTATTAACTCTTTCATATAAATAGTATAACCTTGTGGTTTTAAATCTTTTAATTTCTTCATCAGATAAAAATATATATTTAGATACAGCAGAATATTTAAACGCCTTTATTATATTTTCTGCTTCGCCCAGTTTACCAAAATCCTGATTAGGATCACGGGAAATCAATAGTTTTAGCTGTGTTGTCTTCTGATTGAAAGCACACAATGGAATAGCCGTCCCTGTGGATTTGGAAAAGCCAAATGGTAACGGTATAATAGCATCCATGATTTTTATAGGGTCGGTGAAATCATGACGTGCAGTCACGCCTCCGCACAATGCCATATTTTGAAAATTATTTCCATTATTACAAGTCAACTTTCCGTCGTCCAAAGTATAAGTTGACTCCAACGGTTTAGGGTTATTTAACATAGCATTGAAGTTTATATATTCTTTATCTAATTTGTCAAAAATGATAGGACGGGGTATTATATTACATGTTATGCTCTTGATTAAATGTAATGCTATATCATCGGGGGGGGCGAAGACATATCCATCACCGCCGCCTCTGAATCGAACTCGTAGTGATATATCACATAATAAATCAGCTGCACATCCCAAAGGTATGTTTATTTGGGCACCTCCAGCGTCGTCCGCCCCTTTGAAATTCCCGTCCCCCTCGGCATCTTCTTCTTTATAATCAATACTAAATTTAGTATGTTTTCTATAAACACTTTTAAAGTATGTTATACTTGGATTTGAAACAAATGTAACATTTTCATTATTTTTAAGAATAATAGAAGAACAACTTGACATATATATTTATAATTTATTTTATTTACAAAACTATAACTAAAAATAAGATATACCAGCTTTGCCATTAACTATTCTCAAAATATTGTAATTTATAGCATAAATATTTGTTTTTTTATATTTTTTTTCGTCGGCATCCGATCCGGAATGGCCTCTTTCAATTTTAATATCATCAATATTCGAAAAATTACACGTGCCGCTGGGAGAGGTATCTGTAGGATTTAATGCAAATGAATATACTGCTATACTATCTGGAACAGATATACACCCGCCCTTATGGTGTTTATAAACATTTTCTCTAGTAAAATATTGTAATGGTCTGGGTTGACATCTATCAGTTGAATTAAATTTTATTTTATATGTTACATAATCGAGGCAATCAGGAGTACTGGGTCCTAATAGACCTTGTACAAATTTACCATGTCCAATGGGACCGGCGGCGGGGAGGGACGCGACGCCTAAACTAAAGTTGGCGGCTCCGAGGTTGTGTCCGCCACCATATAAACAATCATTATCACGTGTATTCCCAAAAACCCACCTCACACCTGATGGCTCTGCATAAGTACCATTATTTAAATACTGCACTGTCTCCGAAATTGAGGCGGCCTCGGGGGTTCCTGTCGCGGCGTCGTAGCTGGCCGCCTCCGGCGCCGACGTTATATTGGACTTTAAATATGGTTGTCCAGTCCATATTAATTCTTTCACTGGGTGCTGAAAAGAAGAAATATCTATATCCTTTTTTTTTTGACCATTTTCATATGTAAATTGTAATTGTTCTATTAAATATTCGTGAGAACTTTGTGAAAATCTTTTTCTTTCCATATTATCTAAATATATATATGTAACTGAAATATCTACATTAAAACTAAATTTGTTCGTTGATGCCAATATAGGGGTAAGAACGACGTCCCCCCCCTCCGCCTCATAAACATTGCCGATTTTGCCCCACGTCCCATCGACGTCATCATATGTTATGGAGGCGACTGCATCTGCATCTGGATCAAAAGCCCAATGGGCATCCGTTGTTGTAGAAAATTGCATATATAATTCTACATCTGTGCTTTTATGTAAAGCACATAATGGTATTGCCAAACCCGGTGATCTACAATACCAAAAATTTAATGGTACAGTACACTCGCCTAATATATCTACGCCCGGTGGTCCTGCGGAATCCACCCTTCCGCGACAATAAGTACCACCACACTTAGACATCCTCTGAAAATGCGTTGGGGGATGTCCTAATCCATTCATAAGTTGAGTTGGGGATACTTTTACCTCGGCAGCGGCGGCCGCGTTATGGGCTATATGGTATAGAGATGAATCTTCAATCCTACCCAAATTAGTAATAGTTGAATTTGGATTTTCTTGATTTAATTCATGATATACTTCTAGATAGTGGCCATATGTTTTATCAATTTCCCTAGAATTAATATGAAAAGCAATATTATCTATAACTGCCGTAGAAACATTTCCTATACCATTACCGCAATATGTTTTATTTCCTTTTAATATATAATTTGTTCCGTACAATAAATCACCTGTGCCCGTTGGAATTTTAACGGGATATTTATGACCTGCCAATGGTTTAGAAATTGTATCTACGACCATATCCTCCATAGAGAAATTAGTATGTTTTCTGTATACTGATTTAAAGAAAGTAATCGAAGGATTACCAGTGAGAGAAGCATCAATATTACCTCTTGCTACAAGTTGAATTTGATTTCCAGTACCAGATCCTACCATTCTATATAATATATATAAATATTATTTTAATAATTAATTAACTTGTTATATCATCAATAGGTTGATTATATTAAATTATCATATTCATCAATATTAATTAATACTTGATCATTTTTAGATTTCAATATTGGCGGTATATCATATTTATTTAATTTACCATATTTTAATAAATATAATGAACATACTAATGGAGAGATTGTTATCCCATTCAAACAATATACATAAATATTATTTAATTCAATATTATTATGAATGTTCTCTGTTATTTTTCCTATAACATTTTTCATTGAATAAATATTATATGTTGATAATGGTACATTGATATATGAAACTTTTTTATCTATTTTAAAATTACAATCTGTTAAATTTATAATAATATTTATATCATTATCTGTAAAAAAATTTGGATTTTTTAATGAATCAATATCTCCAAACCATAATCCTGAAATAATTTCTGTTGGCATATTTAAATTATTATAAAAAAAATATTATTATTATTTCTTTTTTTGTTTTTTTGTTTTTTAAGTTTTTTGTTTTTTCGGTTCGAGTGATTTAAGTTTGATGGAATGAACCCAGGTTATTTTTTTTTGATGGACATTTTAAAATGTTGCGTGCAGTAACCACAAGGGGAATTATATGAGGACCTTTTACACTGCTCACCTGAAAACTTAGTAATTTGTTTGCATTGAGCAGGAGGAATTGGAGACTTACCAGTAGAAGTCGGCCAAGTATTGGCAAATTTCGATTTCTTGGGTCCTTCTCCCGCCTGTCCTATTGATTGGTAGACATTATCTATTTTATGCAATGAAGGGCAAATATATTCGCCATTTTCTTTCCAATTCTTAGCGTTCGCTCCTCTTTTTTTCAGTTTAGATCCGACCGTAAATTGTTGGATATAATTTTCATCCCGGTATATTTTTGCTAAAAAGGTGTTTGCTTTTGACTCGTGACAATCTGTACCTTTTTTTTGAAAGAGGTTTGATTGTTCCTTGTATCTCAATATGTCATCACCTTTGATGATCCAGTCTTCATTTGGGAGTTTTGAGTTTTTTTTGGACGTCTTTTTTAGAGAACTAATGGGTTCAGTGGTTTCGATAGAGGCGGTGTATTTTGTGTTAACGATGACCTTGAAAAGTTTGCGGGTACCATTCCTGGGCGTATTAAGACAATCATTTGTGGTATTGTTGCGAATACCCGAAGGTATAAACTCTCCTCCCACAATGCTGCCATCTTCGGTCCTGATAGACTTCCGGGAATCAGAAACAGATATAACACGTGCTACTACTTCCCGCTTAGTAGATCCGCGCCCCATGTTGTATGAGACAAGGTTACCAGGTTCGATGGTATATGGGTCCTTAATTAGGTGGTTGGTATAGGGTTGTGTTGACACAATTACCATTGGTGATGCGAGTGGGGATACCGGTGGAGATGGTATCGAATTATCAAGGACATTGAATAACTTGTCAGCGAAAACATTCATGACGGCGGTATCTTTTGTTTCTTTGAGTATTTTTATGTATATGTTACTGGTTGAAATATATTCAAATCAGTACTTTAATCTGTATGAACTAAATAAAAATTTTCAAATTTATTCAATGAATAAAGATATTTATTATTTAAATATTATATTTATAATATAACCTATAAATATGAAAACAATTTATTATTATCAAAGTTTCTGTGGATTAGAAAAACTATATTCACATATTCAAGATATTGATACAATTATATTATCATCTATTCATTTTTCCTCATACAAAAATGACCCATATATTCATTTGAATAATTATGATCCGGATTCACCAAGATTTGATAATGTATGGATAGAATTACAAAAAGTATATGAACAAGGAGTTGAAATAATATTAATGGTTGGTGGTGAAGGTGGTGCTTATGGTGCTTTATTCAGTAATTTTGATTTATATTATCCGTTATTATTCAAACTTTTAAGAAAATATCCATTTATATCTGGTATTGATTTAGATATCGAAGAAGGTGTGAATATTAATGATGTAAAAAAATTAATTGATACATTAATTAAAGATTTCGGAAAAGACTTCACTATAACTATGGCGCCTGTAGCAGATTCGTTAATGACAGATGGTTCCAGCATGGGTGGATTTTCATACAAAGAATTATATAATTCTAAAGAAGGCAAATATATTAAATGGTTTAATACTCAATGTTATAATTCATATACATTAGAAACATATGATAGTATTATAAAAAATGGATACCCACCTGAAAAAGTTGTATTCGGTATGTTAGGAGGAGATTATGATGATTTTAATACATCATTAGAAGAAGTCAAAAAAGTTAAAAAAACATATCCAAAGATGAAAGGAGTATTTATATGGGAATATATTAATTCACCACCAGATAAGAATGATCCTTCGCAATGGTGTAAGATGTTGAAAGGAATTGATTAATCACTCTATTTTAAAATATATTATTTCACCATCTTTTAATGTTATAGAAATATCTAAACCGTATTTATTTAATTTAACCATTTTAATAAGTTCTATCATAGTTTTATTGGCGTCCTTCCCTTGAATAGACATATTTAAATCTTTATTCCAATTGTATCCATTTAATCCTTTTTCGTCAGACAATTTACAATTGAATGTTGTATTTTGTAACATTTTTTGAGTTGGCATCGATTTCCATATATCATTTAATATGGACCTGTATCTATTTTTATTAGATATAATATTTTCATAATTTTTAACTTTACATTCATTTATATTAGATGATGTTAAACATAATTTATTTAAATCTTCTTCTTCTATACATATTTTTTTCGGAGTAAGTATTAATTCATCATTGATTATTTCTTGTGTGTACCTCGAAATATTAGGTATTCTAATAATATCAACCATATTTATAAAAAAAATATATATTATTATATTTATTCAAATTTAGTATTAGTGGGTTTTTACCATACATCTGAATCTTTCCAGGAATTAGCCCAATTATCTTTGAATGAATATTTATCATAATATTTTACAGGTAAAACTCTGATTAGATCATCATCATCAATTTTAATAGGTTCACTTATAAGTTTTTTATTTAATATGTATTCATTTACCTTAGGATCATTCGTAGGTTCTATGAAGTGTGTTTTACTATCTAAATTACCATATCTTTTATTATATTTTGAATAAAATGGTATGTGTTTTGTTTTACCACTATCTGACTTTTGACCAAGCATATTACGCCTTTTAAAACTGGATCTGATTTTGTCCTGCATATGAGGATTATGATTCAAAGATCCAGTATTACCTGTATAACCGTTGAACCCATTATATTTATCGTAATTATATCCGTGAATTTGTGAAACAATCTCCAGAATAAATAGAATGTAAATGATAAAGTTCATTGTATTAGATATTTGGAAGTTCTGTATAATCTAAATCAAATTTATAGTAAATTTGAAATATAGTTATAAGAATATTAAACAACATTATGAATATTATGAATATCATGCACATCTTGAAATATCTGACATTATTGGTGCCAAGTATTTGTGTATCAATTCCGATGGAACCTTTCTTATTTGCCGATATGAAACCTACTAATTATATTATTGAAAATGATATTCAAGAATCAAAAGTAATATTACAATATGAAGAAGAAAATACAGTAATGGACGATATAAAAGATAAACAATTTTGGATTGATTTACATGAAGAAGAAAATACAGTAATGGACGATATAAAAGATAAACAATTTAGGGATGATTTGTATGAAGAAGAAAATACAGTAATGGACGATATAAAAGATAAACAATTTTGGATTGATTTGTATGAAGAAGAAAATACAGTAATGGACGATATAAAAGATAAACAATTTTGGGCTGATTTTCAAAAATCGCTATATGCATATGATAAACTATTAGAAGAAGCAAAAGAAACAGGTGAATATTATGATATAGATTTTGATGAAATGAACCGAGGAATCATGGAGGAATTATGTGAAGAAATGGACGGTATAGAAGAATTTTGTGAAAGAAATACCAAAACATTTGAATTGACAATATTAGAAAAAGAAGGTGATCCTTTAGATATGGGGAAAATAATTAAAAATTTTAATTCAAAAGAAATACCATATAATTTGATTAATTATTAAATGTGGGGTAATACAGATATTTTATTGTAATAATTTAATAAGTTTTTTATATTCTGGTTCTGTAGAGAAGTGTCCTTTATGAGCTGATACCATTTGAATAACGGCAGTTCTTAAATTAGAATCTTTTATTTTTTCAGCATATTCTTCTGCTCCCAATTTAGACTTCAGACGACTTCCTATTGGTGAATCTTTCAATGACCAAGGTAATGATCCAGTAGATAACTCTAATAATATGAATCCCAGTGCTTCTACATCTTCCAAACGAGATATGAATCTCTTTGCTTTATTAACTGTAAATTCTTCACAATATATTGACTGATACACTGGGGTGCCTTGACCTCTATGAGCCATACCTTTAATTGTATATCTAGTAGTTATTCCAAAATCAATAATATAATATTTGATATCACCACCTTCATGTTTTAACATTAAGTTAGGGGGTTTAATATCAGAATGAACAAATCCTCTAGAATGAATATATTGTAAAATTTTTAAATATTCACGAGCCATTTCTTTTATTTGAGGAATAGTCAAACCCTTTTTAGCATATTGAGCTAAAGATTCATCTAATTTTTCCTCAACAAGACAGCGAACTTTAGGTCCGCCATTGCTTATAGTATGGTGAATCTGAGGCGACCCGCCCAGACCCCATACCTTCAAGAAAGGTATACCTCCTTTTGTAATATCTTTATCTTTAATATGAATGATCGTAGAATTATAATGAGTACCTCGTGCTATCATACTCATTATATTTACTTCATTATGAATTTGCGGGTCTCCTCCTCCTTGTAATTCAGCCTTGAGAACATATTCTTTTCCTCCATCACGGTTATCAGTAACTAGTACAACTATAGCATTTGCCTCATCTGATAATAATTGTTTTTTTACTGTAACACTAAATAGTTTTTCTTCCATAATGTATCCGGGAACAAGGTAATCTTTAAGATTTATAACAGATTTACCTTTTTTAGGTTTTTTGGGTGCTGGTTTTTTATTTTTGGACTTTTTATCTTTTTGTTTTTTTACATCTTTTTGAAGCTGTGCTAAATTTAGATCAGGTTCAACATTTAATGAGGAATCCTTCGTTGGTTTTTTTAAGGATTTGGCAACCAGTTTTTTATCCTTTATATTTTTTTTAAGTAAATCTAAATTTAGTTCTTGGTCAGGACATGATACTTTTATATCATTAATTATTTCATATAATGTTTCTGAATTATCTTGTTTTGGTGCGACAGGTTGCGTGGGTTCAATTACAGGGGGATCGCTCTTATTAGATGAATCTTTCTTGGATGATGTCGCCATCGGGTGCTTGTCTGGTTTAGGATTTTTAGCAGAAGGATTTAAAGGACAACTTGCTTTAGTTACTCCGGGAGAACCACATATTGAACATTTTCCGCCTCCTTTTAACATTATATAATATATATAATATTTAAATTATTCTTCTTAAAGTAAATTTGAAAATTCAAATTTAATATATATAAACAAAAACTGATGGCATTTCTGAGAAAACAGACTAGTGAAGGGAGTATCGGATTGTTATATTCTGTTATTCAGAAATGTATGAGAAGAGGGATGGAAGAAGAATGTTTATATTATTCTAGAGTACTGTTTGATGAAGGTACACCTAATTCTTTGAGAAAAAGACTGGTTTATATTACGAATGAAGATATAGGTCATATAGAATTAAGTAATGAAATCGTAGAATGTTCTGATGAAGATTTATTTAAATATGTGGCAATATGTTGCAGATTGAAAAAGACACATGATACTGCTTGGTTATCTCGTTTGGCTTTGCATTATAGTATGAATAAGATTGTTCCTAAGGAAGAAGAAATGATTGAGTCTGTAAAAATGACTGAATGTGTTCGCAGAGACGATTTCAAGAGTATTCGTGAATACATTGGAAAGAAATATTGTAAATTATATTCATTTTCTGGAAGAAATAATTTAGTATGGGCAGCATATATTATGTTTAATAGGAGACCAGAACTAAATCAAGAGTATTCTTTAGATATAGAACTGTTAGAACCTAGGAAATTTGTAGAGTTACCTTTCTGGGTGAAAGATAAACATGTATCGGGAGGAACTAGTGGATATAAGTTCTTCTTTGATAATTCACTCGTAGTGAATGAAAACATATACGGATTAGAAGGTGATAGGTATGCTACTGAATGTAAGAAAGTATATTTGGATGATGAAGAAAATCTGGGAAATGGTAAAACAAAGGTCTTATATAAGAAATGGAAAGAACAGATAGAAATAGATATAGAAAATGAAAAGACAGATGTTGAGGATGCTGGTGGTTCATTTGAAAAGAAAATTCCTGGATTTAAAGATGTAGTACAAGTACAACTGATTACTAGTAGAGGGAAACCACAAGTATATTTCGCTACTTCTTTAGAAGATGGTAAAAAGTATGTCTTGAAAGGACCTATAGAAATAAAAATGAGAAAACAAATCATGAGATCTGAAATAGTTAAGAAGGCATTAGATATGAATCATTTGAATGTGGAATTCATAAATTTATTCGGACAGAATTGGATGAAGTCAGATAGCTTATTGGATTATGATTTTACTAAAAAAGAGTTGAAGAGTAGTAAAATAGAAACAAATGTTTATATCTATAATGGTGTAAACAATAATTATAATTTTGATAATATAAATGAGGACAATTTCATGGATTTGTTTGAGAATTTTATGATAAGATTGGTAATTGGTGCAAATGATCATTGTGCTAGAAATTTCATAACTGATGGAAATAAGGTTTATAGTATAGATGATCATTGTTTAGAAGAAGATTTTGAATCTATTAGTATCAGAATAATGAAAAAAGAGATAAAAGTGAAATGGTTTGAATATTTAGTAATTCATGAAGAGAAAGTTTATGAAATATTGAATAAATGGGAATTAAAAATTAAGAATGAAGGAATGTTATCTCGCATTGAAAAACTAAAAACATATGTAGAAAAAATCAAAAACGAATAAAAATATAAATAATCAAAATAAATAAAAAAAAATATTATCTAACTATTCATCAATATGGAATGTTAGATGATTATTTTTTTAGGAATACTCTATATGATATTGAAAATAATAAATCTGATAATAATAATAAAGAACACATATTTAAATTATTATTGAATAAATAAATACTAGATAAAATATATAATATTCCATGGACATATCTAGTTTCATGCCAAAATACCTTAATTATCTGTGTTTCATTATTAGATCCAGTCATTCCTTTATACATAAACCCTATTCCAAATAATAATAAAATAGATGATAAAAAATATCTAACATATTTTTTTTTATTTAGTTTTATAATATATCTAATAATTAATAATAAGGATAATCTAAAAAAAATACATATAAACCATAATGGGTGTATATTCATATATATATTATATAATAAATTTAATATCTTATTAATGTCCTTGACATTTGTACCAACTTGTTTTCTTGTTTACTTTAATTAATTTACAATTGTTGCAATATTGAGTTCCTTCTAAAATTGTATCCCATTTTTTATTCCATACTGTGCCGCCATTAACTTTTTGGAAGAAAGAGTGTAGTTCATGTGCTCCGGATTTGACGGTTCCATCTTTGAATACTCTATCTTTTTCAACGACGCCATGAAATAGTTTTCCAGTTAATATTTCTCTACAACGAATCGGTCCTTGACCGTACTCTTGATGGACAAATAGTTTGTCTTTTTTATCAAAATATGTAAATAATGGTACAATTTCATCATATGTTTCAGAAGGAACAGGACTTAAACTATCTGTAATTTCAATATCATCATCGGTTGAATTCTCACAATCGACAAATTGAATATCATCTTCTAATTCTGCTTCTTTTAATGCTTTTTCATCTTCTTTCTTTTCTTCAACAATATCCTGAATTTCATCAATACTATATTCATCTAAAATATCTTTGAGTTTGACGCGGCGTAATGCTTTTTCATAAAGTTCATTTGCTTGTTTCGTTTTTTCCTCGGCTTCTTTCATACTCTTTTTGGCATCGTATAGAGCCCGAGCAGTACGAGAATTTTTAGGATAATTCATTATTAAATTATTTTAAATATTTTTAAAAGTTGTAAATCAAATTTATAAAATAAATTTAAAATTATTTTCAAATACTTATATATATAATGTTAAAAATAGGTACAGATTGTTCTGGAATTGAAGCACCTATAGAAGCACTAAAAAATATATGTAATGAATATAATTTAAATTATGAACATGAATTCTCTTCCGAAATAAGTGAATATGCCACGGAATATATTAATAAAAATCACAATCCTAAAATATTATTTAATGATATGACTACAAGGAAACCGGAAGATATACCATATATTGATATTTATGTATCTGGATTTCCGTGTCAACCCTATAGCAGAGCAAATAAGTATAAAACATCTGTAGATCCTCGATTAAATTTATTTGAAGATTGTATAAAAGTAATAAAAACTGTCTCGCCGAAGTTTTTCATCTTAGAAAATGTTAAAACATTAGTCACATTAAATAATGGATCATATTTTAATGATATTTTAAAAAGGTTAAATGATATTAATAAATATTCTATTCATTATAAAGTTATTAATTCTAAAGAATTAGGAATCCCACAATCCAGAGATAGATTATATATAATAGGTGTATTAAATGAATACAAAAAATGTGATTATACTTTCCCAGAATCAGTTCCAATGTTAAATATAAATGATTTTGTAGATAAATCTAATAAATCTAAGAATGAAAAAAAAGAATCTAATAAAGAATTATTTAATAATGTTCCAGAGAATGCTGTATTTATAGATACTGGTTTCAGGAATGCTAATTTCCCAAATTCTGATAAATGGGCTCCTTGTATTACAGCACAACCTAATATGTGGTGTGTTCCTATGGAAAGAAAAGCATCTGTAAAAGAATACTTCAAGTTACAAGGATTTAATCCATCTGGTAAAATATTATCATTATCTGACCACAGAATGAAAATATTAATAGGTAATTCTATGACTGTTAATGTAATCGAAGAAATATTAAAAAAAGGATTGAAATCCTTAAATATTTTATAGTTTTGAATAATTTTATATTGTTTTTTCGTTTATTAGTTTTTAATTTTTTTTAAATTTTTTTTTGATTTATATGCTTAGCGACGGGAAGTACCACCGAAACTAGAAGAACTGCTCCAAGAACTCCCTCCGCTGCCCCAAGAACTATCACCACCCCAAGAAGAAGAACGACTATTACACAGGGACGCACCCAGAACGCCTGCGGCAGCACCTGCCACGAATGGTGTTCGGTCTTCTCCGTCCAATGCAGAGCAGCATGAATACATACCCCAAACCATACCGGTCATAATCATTAATCCGACCAATGGTGATGGTTCGTCTTTACGGTCAGGACGTGTGCGGGACCAATCAAGAGAGTTGATTACTTCATCCTTGTAATTTAGTTGAAAGATTACAGCACAACTTCCCACAAGAATATTCGGATCATCAGGGTATTCGTATCCTTCGCACTGAACTTCGATTTTGCTCAATTTAGTATCCTTCATCTCAGAAGTCGTACAATCCCAGATTGGATCCTTGCCATCCCATCCAATGTTTTTGCATGAGATAGAATCGGGTGCGTTCTTTTTACAAGGATGTCCTTCACATATCATCTGGGATACAGGTTTTGACCTGCGTCCGGTTGTCATCATTTCTTTCCTGAATAGGAGTGTTTCGACATCCCGCATCTTAACTTTGTCACCCTCGGGTTCCTCTGCAGAAGTGATGTTCATTGTGAACAGGAAGGTGACAGTAAGCATGAGGTTCATGATATTGTTCATAATTTGTCTGTTGTATGTTGGATTGTTCTTGAATATGTTCTTTAGTATATTCTGAATATGTTCTTTACTTGAATTTATACAATTATCTAAACATAATTTCAAATTTATTTTATGAATGTTGTTATAAATTTGATTTAATATTTAAAAAAATTCATATAACTATAATAACTTACTAAAGATATGACTGAAGTTACAGTATGTCCTGTATGTCTCAATAATATTAATGGGAACTATGGATTTTGTAATGTAAATTGTGATCATATTTACTGTATGGAGTGTATGTTGAAAACAACATGTCCTGTATGCTCTTCAGAAAAGGTACCAATTAAAGAAGAGGTGAAAGAAGCTTATAAACAAGGACTGAAAGATGGAGCAGAAGAATCAAGGGCGGAACTAACTGAACTACATGAAAAATATACTTTTATTCTTACTCTACTAAAAAACAGGTCATAAATATATAAATATATAAATATATTAAAATAATGTAATATAATTTTTTTTATTCATATAATAAATTTGAAATATTAAAGTAAATTATTTCATATCAAAGCAGCAAATCAACAAGTAAAATATAATTGAAATGCTCGAGGAAATTCCTTACGAAACTTTTATTAACATCCTTGCACCACTTCTCTCTATGGGAGATTTCGGCAAGTTGTGTTTACAGTCAAGGTATCTGAATGAAATATTCAGCTCAAACCTTGTCTGGAAGAACTTCTATTTACGCAGTCTGCATGACAAACTGAAAATAACAAGCGATTCTATACACATTTCATCTTGGAGGTACAAGGATATGTACAGAATCAGTTCTAATCCTGATGAACCTTGCCAACTTTCATCTGAAATACCTGGTTGGCAAAACCGGGGGGGCATGATCGATGATCTAACTGCAACACTGAGTCGCTGTCCTTGTGTTTCTCCAGCAGATTTCACAGGTTTGCGTGAATGCGGCGTTACAGCATACAAAGGTCCTTCAAGGTACTATGACTTTTATGCTTGGGCGAAACAGGACAAGATATGGTTGAAGCAGCAACGCACAAAGATCTTGGAATATAATATATCTCAGGGGCGCGGCGGAATCCTATGCACAAATCTAAGTCATTATATCCAAGATACATTGGAAGCACCTGTATCTTGCCGCAATCTCAAATCCTACAGAAAAGCAGTAATTTCTAAGCTGCTGACATCATCCAAACGCAATACGCCCAAAAACAACAAAGTCAAGCTAGAACTGGAACAAATGTTAAAAGAACAAGAAGTTCTTAAAGAAAGGATCCGTTCATCCACAGAACAAACTGAAGCAGCAGATAGGAAATTATCAAGTCTTACCACTGCCATGGAATGTAAAACAATATAAACGAAAAAACAATATAAAATAAATAGGCAAAAACAATATAAAATAAATAGATAAAAAACAATATAAAATAAAAAAACGAAAAAACAATATAAAATATAAAAACGGAAAAACAATATAAAAACGGAAAAACAATAAAAAACGGAAAAACAATAAAAAACAAAAAACAATATAAAATAACATAAAATAAATAGGTAAAAAACAATTACTTTTTTTTATAAATTTGAATTTAGTAATAAATAATAATTAATTAAAAAAAAAATTATGTGGATTAAACACATTCTCCAAATTATTGATAAGTTTCAATCTAAAACTCCTGAAAAATACACAGATTTTCTAGATCTAAATTTAGATTTACCTTTTGCTAAATTTATGATTGAACTGCTTCGTCCATCAGTTGAATTTATGAAAGTGGAAGTTTATATTCAGAACGATAAAATTACCACTAAAGATAATAAAAAAGTAGAAAGGAAATCACCAGGATTTTTCCTGAACCACAATACTCGCGTAAATAGTAAATATAATAATGATCATTGGTTAGGGAATATAACATTTAAAGGAATATATGATGGTCATAAACATGGACCCTCGCCTGCACAATTCCGATATTATCTACAAAAGGTTATTTTAGACGAAATAAACTCAGAGTTCTTTAAACAAAGTATGACAACACATAATCAAGAATCTTTATTTAATCTTCTTAATAGAATTATAGAAAATACTAATTCAACTAAGAAAATCACTCTTCTACTTAACTCTATATCAGATATAATTGTAGAAGATTTATTTTAAATTATTCAGGTAACTTAAATATTAATTTATAAATTGATATATATATATGTTTGATCCTATAATAATAATACCTATATCCTTCCTATTTTTTATAATTATACTTCCAAGTACTATAAGTAGAATAATAAAATACAGAAGAAAAAATAAAGAAATTACAGTTCAGGGGGTAATAGTTGCTGAGGAATCTATTTAATTATAATTTACCTAATAACCACGGTTTTAATGATATTAATTGTTCTTTGACACCTGAATTAGCATCATGATTCACTTTTTGTCCTTGTTTAAAAAAAGTTATATTATATCCTAATTTTCTATATTTATCATAATATTCTTCAGCGACCTCAAATCCAATCGTATCATCTCCTTTACTATGTGTTGCCCATATGTCTTGTTTTGATTTGCGATGCCCATCTATATCCGAATTAATATGACCTTTGAAAGCGATAACACCACCTATTTTTTTAGGATATGATATACTAGTATCTAATGATACACAGGCGCCTTGTGAATAACCACATATAAATAATTTACTATAATCTCCTTTATATTTAATTACTTCTTTATCTAAAATACTATGAATTCTTTTACATTGTTCTAGCAGATGTTCGGGATTAATATCATCATCTTCATTTTCAACTAATTCATTTATATAATCAAACCATGCTTTAAATTTTTTCCCATCATAGCAGGTAATTTTTCTAGTAGGTGGTTTAGGGTAAATGTAATTTATTTTTACATCTTTGGGTATAAGTTTATTTATATATGTTGAATAATATTCCATATCAGAACTATTCATAGTAAATCCAGTTAACATGATGAAACTATGAGTATATTTCATTTGTTATATATTATATTAAAATATTATATTAAATTATTTAGATTTACTTTTTTTTGACACAGATTTAATTTTTTTGACAATATTTTCATCATCCAAATCTTTATATTTAGTATCAGTGAATTCAAAATCAATTAAATATAATTTTTTTGATGAAGGGTTAATTACAATATTCTTCATTCGTAAATCATTATGGTAATAACCCAATGTAGTAAATCTTTCATACATTATTTTAATCTTTTTAAGGAACGAATCTTCGAATTCACATCCATATTCATCACAAAATTCTTGTAATGAGATACCTACATTCTCAGTTTTTATATATAATTTATCACAATTATAATCTATTAATTTAGGGATATAACTTATATTTTTTTGTTTGGCTAATAAATATATAAATAATTCAGTTTTAAACAAATCTATATCTTCTTTTCTAAATTTCATTAAAATATAATTTTTAGTAATTTTAACTTCCTTCATATAATATCAATCATAAAAAAATTTATTATATTTTTTTTGTTTTTTTTATTATTAGTATTTAATATTTTATTTGATTTATTTGTTTTTTATTGTTTTATTGTTTTATTGTTTTATTGTTTTTTGATTTATTTGTTATTTCAATGTGCAATCCCTCCGTGAGATTTACCATTAAGGGTAAGTTTTGAAGACGACATTTTTAAAGTTAGTATTGTTTTTACGTGGGTACTTATCCGTGACCATTTGGTATTGATCCATGATAGTGTCACCATAATAATTTTGAATAGTGAGATCAGCGCCCAGTTCAATCATCCTATGCAAAATAGTCACCCCGACCTCATCTGGGATACCTTCATGGTTCTTTCCGTAGTAAGTTCCTCCCCTGGCATCGATGGGTCTGACACGTGTACCAACTAGGAATGAAAGACAATGCGCGTGCGTACTGAACCAAGAATTATATGAATTAGTATCATTCAAAGTGCTGCCAATATTAATTCCATTCCAGTAAGCCTTGTCCAGGAGAAATAGATATGCATTGTAATCAGATTCCAAAAGTCCTCTAGTCAAGAGTTCAGGGATGTCTGAGAGTTCGTGTTCTTGTCCAGAATAGTTCCAGTAGAAAGACTCATTGTCCGGTTGTTCCAAAACAAGATCCATCGTTTAAAAGAGGTTGAAGTTGTTTTAAGTTGTTTTAAGTTGTTGTAAGTTGTTATAGTTCTTTTAATGTTTTGAAGAACTTATTAATCTAAATAATTTTAAAATAAAATTTCAAATTTTTATCAAGAAGTGTTTTACAGTTTACTAACATCCTTTAAAAATATTTTCAGCCTTCTTTCTCTCTTTGCTAAATTCCTGTTCATTATTTTGTTTGGGGTATTCCTTAAATAGTTCCTCAAATCGTGTCGATTTGAAAATAATCTATAGTGTCCATTTTCAAAATCAACAATACTTATAAATATATGTTCATTATAAAATTTCTTTATATTAGTTAAATTATCGGTTTTATCAGATTCGTTTAAATAAATATAATATTCATTTAATTTATTTAATTGTGTAAGGTTTGTTTTAAAATCATCCATTTATAAATTTAGATAGATTATATTTAAATATAAATTAAATTTGATAAAAATATTTATATTTATTTTATAATATGGATAATAAAACTGTATCTGAAATAAAGGAATATTGTCGAGATAACCATATTACAGGATATAGTAAATTTACTAAAAAACAAGAACTCATGGATTTTGTTAATCAATATATACCGGATCAACATATCCCCAATCAGCAAATAGTTGATGATGCTGAATTCGCAAAAGCATTACTTAATTCAGAAAGAGAATTTTATATGAAGAAACAATATGAAGAAATTCAAAAGCAAAAACTTCAATATGAAAAAGAAAGAGAAACCTTTTTAGAAAATAAAAAACAAGAGAATAAAATTATTCAAGAAACACGTGTTTCACAAGACCATGAATATGAAAAAGCACTTCAACAAGATTTAGAAAATAATATGGTGGAAGATGTCTTAGAAGAAGTAATAGAAGAAGTAGTAGAAGAGGTCAAAAATGATGTTAACAACTATTCTGAAAAGATATCAGGCGATGAATTAGAGAAAATGAGAATGGCAAGATTATCTAGATTTGGTTAATTATACTGAAAATGTTGTACCACATCCACATTTACCTGTGGCATTTGGATTTTCAAATATAAATCTATTTCCCATGATGTCGGATGTCCAATCTATTTTTGTTCCCAATAAATATAATAATGATTTTCCACATACATTAATTTTTAAATCATTTATTTTAACTATTTCATCTATTTTTTTAGGTTCATCATTATTCGGTTCTAGATTATATTTTAAGCCATTGCATCCGCCTCCTTCAACACTAAATAATATATATTTTGATTTGGACGATTTCTGGGCATTACTTAAATGTTCATAAGCTAATTTAGTAATATTTATGACATTTTTTTTCATATATATAATTACATTTTTTAAATATAATTCATAATTAATGAATATGAAAAGAAATGTAATATTATATTTTTATAATTTAGGTAAATTTAATATAAGGGCAAATCAAGTTAAAAAAAAATATGTAACACCTGTTATAAAAAATAAAATCAATTATAATATTGTTAAAAATTGTAAGGATAACAAATGAATTCACCACTAAATAACTAATTAAATTTGATTTTAATAATAAATATTATTTATATTTTAAAAAATGGGTCCTTGGTATTGTTTTGATTTTGAGTATAATCTCAAAGATGAGGAAGATAATCCATTAGATTTATGTGAGATTGGTGAAATATATCCAGATGGTTCATGGGAAATAGATTCAAGTGAACATGGACCTATTAATTTTAAAAATAAAGAATATTTCATTATTGAATTTAATAATGATACTAAACACTTAATGTGTAAAAATGGAGATATAATCGACCTATATAAATTAAATATTGAATTGACTTAAATTAAATTCTATTTCATATTAATTTATTCATAATATTAATTACATTATCTATTTTTGTTTTTATTATATCATAATCATCATCTTCAGGCCAAGGTATAATTGATATTACATCATTCAATGATAAAGCAGAACTCATTAATTCGTCTTTACATGAATTTATAGTTTCTTTTAGTTTCACCTCATTTTCTCGTTTGAATAAATTTTTTATTTTTTCTTTATGGACATTTATATCTTCTTGTAATTTTATTTCTTTATTAATTAATTGATTTTCTTTATCAACTAATTCATCATATTTTTTTTGATAATTTGCTTCTAATATTTTAATTTCATTTTTTTTTTCTAATAATTTATTTGTTTTTTGTTCAATTATAAATATTTCATTCGCTCTGGGGTGATATTGTTTATATACATGCATGATACGATTGAATAAATGAGAATCATAACCTCTTAGATTACGATCATGACAGTTACGTGGTATTTTTTCAAAATCTATCATATTTAATATATCTACATATTCTTGTGATAATGGTAATATAATATCTTTAAATTCTGAATATACAGGTGAAGGTCTTCCATGTAATCCATCTTCACCAGATAACCTACCTACCTCGGGACCGCCCGAAAAACTTAAACACATATACCCCGGACCGTCGCCCCCTATAAACTTATTACCATAATTCGATATTATAGTTATACTTTTTGAATGTCCATATTGGTCTAGACTTATTTTATGATAAGTACATAACAATAAATATTCACCATGCAGTAATTTTATATTAGATATATCAGTATTATGTAATTCATCAGAATTACTTATAGATTCACAGTTATCTTTATTTTTACACTTATAACATTTACCACAAAATCTAAATAATCCAGTTTCTACCGGATTAGGAAATATTTCTCTACCTACATCTAATGTATCTAAATAATCTTTTTTTTGTGATTCTAATAATTTACTTTTTTTATCATAATTTTCATCTATTATATTACTTACCAAGTTATTCAAATCATTAGAAAATAATGATTTAATTTCTTCCGAAACATTTTGTACTATTTCTTTTTTATATTCCATAAATAAATAATTGTCATGACCTTAAATAAATTTGATTTTACATTTTGATAAGTTTAAAATATAAAAAATGGCAACTTTCTTCTCAACCGATATGTCTCCAAGTTCAGAAGCAACTAAAATGTGCATTGGCGAATGTTATAACCTTATTGAGGGTGGTGAATTATCTGTCCCTGGTTACCAGAGAGAATACGTATGGTCTAAGAAACAACAACAATCATATTTAGAATCTTTATCGTTAGGACTTCCTTTATTCGGTCCAGTGATTAATATTGATACTGAATCTGGACAACAATGGATTATGGATGGCCAAAATAGGTTAATGACAATTTTTAAATTTATGAATGATGAAATCACATTTGAAAATGAATATGAAGAATGGGTGAAATATTCGGAATTACCTGATAATGAGAAAAGAAAAATTAAGAATACAAAGATTTCATATACAGAAACACGTGATTGGACACAAGAACAATGTCAAGAATTCTTTACAATAATCCAAGAAGGAGTTCCACTCAAGAATGGTGAATTAATTCATGCCAAACCTGGTAGTCCTTTCACTCAACAAATTGTAACAATTCTCACAGAATTCCCTGATCTGTTTACAAACAAACCAAAAGACGGTGGCATGGGATTAACACCTGCTATGGTCAAGAGATATGGGCATTATGAGATTATCGGTACAATTATTCATATGATTAGAACAGATGTGTATCCAGGCCGTCCTGGTAAAACATCTTTGAAAGAATTTAATCAATGGGTTAACGATGACCAACCAACTCGTTCTCAAAGAGAAATCTGTATTACTGAAACAATCGAATGTCTTTCAAAATATGCTGAAATCATTATGAATGTTCCCAGACTAAAGTTAGGAGTTAAAGTCATATCACATCTCCGTCTATTATATTTCATTTATAAAACAGGTTATTATAAAAATACTTGGACCGACACAGAATATACTAAAATAGAAAATCTGCTAAATAGGGTAGAAAATAAGGCTAATGTTGAACATGCCCAGATTGTTACATTCGGTACCCTAGACGCTGTGAAAATTTATGATTTATACGTAACTATTTACACCGAATAATCATTCCAATAATATTAAAAAAAATAATAGGTAATTTAAAATATTTTTTTTAATATAAAAAGATTATATCCATATTAAATTTACAAACTTGTTATCCCATTATTAAATTTGAATAACAAGTTTGTAAATTTTAAATTATTTAAATATGAGTTTTCCTGGGCAAATTATGTTCATCATGGTACTTCTATTTACACTTTTTGCCATTATCAACGCAGCAGACGATTCTGTCCGCCCTTGTGAGAATTTTGAGTTTGAAGCACAAGACTGTATTAATATGGCCTTGGATAAGTGTATCGTTAATATCGCTGGATATAATTATGACCTGAGACCTCTTGAAAAATCCTCTGGAAATATGGTTTCTGGTAAAGATGATTATGACTACTATTTCAACTTTTGTGAAGAAATCTTTACATATGCTAAACGGTTTCAGATAGGGCAGCGGTGTGGTTCTTCAGGGGCTTACATGGTCTCTAAAGACGGTGAAAGTTGTCATCGACTAGCAGATCCCTCGAGACGGAAAACAGCGGTGAATTTCTTCAATCCGTTGACAGGACTGTCTGGACCACCAGAGTCAGGCATATCGTTCATGATGAACGACCCAGTTTATGGTAGGGCAATCCTTATACGACTAAATTGTGAACCAAATGACACACCTCCGCGCGAGATTGGATGGTCATCCCAAGGAAAACTCCAAATATCATGGAACACTCCTCATGGATGTCCTATTAAAGATGTTGATGATTCACATAATGAATCAACTAAATCCATAGGATCGCCTGATGAGTCTGTCAACATTCCTCATGTTGTCCAGGATTCTGGATATATTAACCACCATAATGCAACTCTGAATGTGACAGACGGATCTTGTAATACCGTCTATTCGATTGATGAAGTCATATGTTATGGTGTTCGTTTGTATAGAAACGGAATATCTGGACGAAAATTAATCGAATCATTTGATAATACTATCTGTATATTTACCATTTGGTTGATCGTTACCAATAAAAGACTTCATATAGTCGATGATGAAAGGAAATTCGCAAAGGATATTATAAAATGGTTCATTCAGTTACGCCTCATGTCATGGTTAATCACAACATATCCTCATTAGTTAAATTCAAAAATAAAGTATAAATATAAAAAAAATAATATAATAATTTAAAATATTTTTTATTCATTAAAATCATAAATAGATAAATTTTCATCTTATATTTTATTTCATGTAATTCATCTTGACATCATAAATTTCTTCAATCAGTTCATAATCACGGATGACATGCATCCACAATCATTATCACCAAATGGTCTTTTAAATATATAATTTGTTAAATTTTTACATAATCTACACCTATATTGAACTATATTTCCATTTAATAAAATATCATCTATTTCTTTAGTAATAATATCATATAAATTTTCATTTATTTTTTCTGTTTCGATGTTTAGTTTTTTTAAAGAATTAAATGAATATGTTACATGTTTTAATATATCACAACTTTTCCAATGGACCCAATTAGTAGTACGTGCATTTTCATAAATTGACCCTGTACGACATCTTATTTTTGCTTCTGAACCTTGTGGAACTAATGCGCCTAATACGCGTTTAATTAATCCTTCGCCTAATATCCCTTTATATATATCTTTTTTCAATTGTATGTATGATTCTTCTTTTATTTTTTTTAAGTCTTCACCATCATATTCTACTTTTGGTCTTCCATATGCTTCATTCAGGCATAAATCGTCCTTTAATATATCATATTCTTTTTGTAGATTACTAAGTTCATCATTCATTTTTTCAATTATTTTCATCATTTGTGGTTCTTCATTATAATAATCTATTATTTGAGGTTCCATTATTAATTATATTAAAAATATTAAATAATATTTCAAATTTAATATTCAATATATTTAAATATTACTTACATATTATATAAAGGCGGTTAATAATTATCTATAAATGGTACTAATAGAAGATGAAATTGATTTTGCTAAAAAAATTAATAATAAATTAGGCGGGTACAGGGAAACAGATAAACATAAAAAAGCAAGATATCCATTAGAGAATACTAATTTGAAAACTATAACTAAAAAAGATATTATTAAATTAGTAAATGATTTAGATACTGATTTATGTCGTGGTTGTGGTTGTAAAATGTTATTTTGTAATTATGCGCAGTTCTGTATATATCAGTTTTCACTTGATAGAATAGATAATAAAAAAATACATTCAATTAATAATTTAAGAATTGTTTGTTGGAATTGTAATTCATCTGGATATGGTTCTATGAAATGTAGTTGCTCACGGGGATGTCATGAAAATTTAGAAAATGATAATAAGAGGTTGATACAGTGGAATTCAGTCGGAAGAACAGAATGGTGTGATATTCGATTTATAGAATCGGGAGACCATGTGAAATTATAAATATTTCTTACATAGATCCTTAAAATCTAACATTTCTTTTAGCAATATATTTTAATAAATTTACAATGAATAATCATTCCATTAATATTTAAATAAATAAATCTTACAAATTTAAGTAATAATTCAATCAAAATCTATTTAAATATTATTTAATCATACATTATAAAATGTTTGGGTTAATATTACAACCGAAAACTAGCATAATGCGGGGAATTACTAAAATTGAAGATATGAAAGATAAGGATTGTACAACCATCGACGAATATATTAAAAGTGTCACTGTAAGATACAAATCATATAAGCTGAAAAAGTATATGAAGGGGTTCCTTAGAGGATTATTGGTTGTCTCTGGGTTTGCTATAACGACCATGACTACATATAATAATCCGTATTTTGATGGTGAGTCAAATTATGCGAATATTATTGTTTGGTATTTTTCAATATCAAATAATATTATAAATTTAGTTTTAGAGAAGGTTTCTGCATTTGATCTAGATGATGAGAAAAATAAGATAAAATTATTAATTAACGAGGGATTATTATATAATGACAATAAAGATAATTATGCTCTATATACAGATGAACATAAAATGAAATTGAAGAAATTAGAATATTTTAAAAGCACATGTGAAATGATATATGAAATGGATTCTTACGAATTTTTGACTAGAGAATATGATAGGCCTCCACATATTAAGTTTATCAATGATAAAAAGAAAAAAAGAACAGAAGATTTATGGAGAGATGCAAATACTCCTGATAATTTAAAAAAAAATAGACGCGAATATCAACCGCCAAATTTAGTTAATTTGCATGTAGATAATTCTAATGAATTAGAAACAACCTTTCCCGAACAAGAACCTGAACAAGAACCTGAACAAGAACCTGAAGCAGAAGTAGAACCTGAACCAGAGACGAACGTCGTCGCTTGGAGGTGATATGACTAAAAAAATCTTATACATATTTAAATTTATTAATCATTAATCATCATCATCTGATGAATGCGCGTACGCGCAATAACAGCACACATCTGTTTGAGTATTTGGAAAATTAGTATATGATGAATATTCATTACATATTTCACATTTTATAATATATAATTCATTTAAATGAATCTCGGAGTTATTAGACTCCCATTGATATCCACTTTCTGATTCAATATTTCCTGTAATTATTGTATTGATTATATTATTAATAATTATATTACTGAGTCCATCAGTGTTTATTAAATTGCCCCACCAATATTCATCTACAAATAAAAGTGACACAAATTTTTCTAATATATTTTTAATTCTGAATTCACACCACTCGTGTGATACATTTAATAAATTGGATTTCAATATATCAATATAATCATTTTCGTGATCAAATAAATATCTGAAATCTAATTCTTCCTCGTCATTATCAACAGATTTCACCATTATATTATAAAGTTGTTCTCTTATTTCTTCTTCAATTAGTGTATATTTTGATATTTCATTTTGAGATATGACAGTCTTTTCGAATAATGGTCGTCCACAATTATTATCTTCTAATAGTTTTATCTTCTTTTTAAGTTCTTCATTTTCTTTTTGTGATTCAGATAATTCATCATTCATATTTTCTATCATTCGCATGACATGTGGTTCCGTATTATAATAATCACTCATTTGTGGTTCCATATTTAATTAATTATTTAATAAATATTTAATTATTTCAAATTCTAATTATTTTTATTTATTTTTAAATTCAAATTTAATTTTAATTTTCTTCGGAACTATATGAACTATCTGAATCATAATCAGAATCAGATAAAAATTCCTCAACATCGCGCATTTTATAATAATCTATTTGGTCTTGTAATTCTTTTTGAATGGCACAATGTTCTTCCTTCAACATATTAATAGTTTTATTATATTTTTCTTCATTCTCTTTCATTTCGTTATAGTGCCGTTCTAATAAATCTGGTAGCAGATTAAATAGTTGTTCACCACCATTTACAGATTTCAATAATTTAAGGGTTTGTTGTAATTTTTCTTCAGTTATTTTAACAAGTCCTTTATAATATAATATGCTTTCCATATTTATTTATATTTATAAAATAATATTTAAATAATAGAAAAAAAAAAGAAATATATATTTATAAATATTATTATAGATTATCCAGATTAGAATACAAATATGCTAGTTCTATATCAATATTTTCAATAGTTTTATTACTATTTGTAATAATATTGACAAGATCTTCTTTTAACAGAGTATAATGTTTAATTTTTTTAAGGATGCAGAGTTCTTCTTGTGCCTTTGCAAGAAGAGTTTTATTTTTATTACAGATATAATGATCTTTGTTAAGTTTTACGAGAATATGAGCTGCTTCCAGTTCTTCGTTAGTATTGTCATTATTCTTCATAGAACGCGTTCGGACCATATCTTATTATAAAAAAATTTATTAATAATTTCAAATTTAAACTAAATAGACTCATCATATTCCTGGTCAATCAAAGATCTAATAATATCTGTATCAGATGCATCTGATGTATCTGAATATTGTGATTCTGAATTTGTTTCTGAATATTGTGATTCAGAATAATCTGATTCATTTGGGTGAAAGTTTCTATTGGCAGGAACCAATCCATCATAATCGAGTCGCCACGAAGTTGGACGAGAAGTCCACCCTGTTGTTTGTCTGATAATGCGATTAGTATTTTGATGAAATGGAGCATATGTAGAAGATTTCCTAAAATAATTACGTCGTTGTTTAATGCTCATCCTATCTGCTGGGTTTATAGATGGTGATATGTATAGATTTACCTCTGCCATAGTAGAGTGGACGAGAAGGATAATGTCCCGAGCGATAGGATTTTTAATTGGATGGGAACGACACATAGGACATTTATCATTACCTGTTTCGTTACAACGAAATTTACATTCTCCACACATAAAATGAGTAGTTTTCCCACAATTAATAGAATTATCTGAAGTATTATCTACTTGTCCAAAGCAAATACAACACTCCACTTGTGATGATTTCTTCCTCTTATAGTTGGTTTTTATCTTTTTCCTATAGTTTTCTTTTTCTTTTTTCTTCTTTCTTTGAGAAGTTTTTTTATTAATATCACGTTGTTTATATTTGGGGTGGCTATAAACCATGTTTAATGAATTAATTGATTTATATAATTGATAATTTAGAAATCAAATTTATAAATTATTAAGATGGAAAAAAAAATAATGGGGAATATAAATAATATAATAATATTAGTAATCTTTTAAATCAAAATCGTATGTAGATTTTAACCATCTTCTCAAAGGGTGATAACAACTCATACCACTATGTACAATAATTTCTCCACCATTTTTTTTAATACTATATTTATTTTTATTACTTTTGAGAGGTACACATATGAATCCGTTTTTCTTGAGTGTGGCAATTACACCATTTACAAATTTGCGGTTAAAATGCTTAGACATAATAATAAAAAAGTTAGAAATATTAATTCAAATTTATTTTTTTTTATTTAGAGTTTTCTACAATGGACATAATAATATTCTTGGCGATGGCGGGTTGGATAATATCATCGTAAAATTTCTTATTGAATTCTTGTTGTTTGAGTTTCTCTTCTTGTTTGTTCTTTTCAAGAAGATTATTCTTGGCATTAATTTTAGCATTTTCCTTAAAGGATAGGTCAAGAAATTCATTGTCAGACATATTCTTTAATTTAGTAGATTCTTGTTTCTTAGAAGCGGCAACTTCCGCATTATGCACGGAAACTTTTGCCTTAAGCATGTCCCTATAGAGTTCCTTGTATCGTTCATTACGAACCCCTGGGTTCTTAGTCTCAAAGATACGGAGTTTTTTAGTTGTCATGCGAATAGCTCTGTAAGTCATTGTAATTAGATATTTATTTGTTATGAATTCTTTAAGGAATTTCTTTGATTAATTGATTGAATTTTAAAAATGTCCATTTCAAATTTAAAATTTATAAAAAAAGAATGAGGACACTTTAAGGATTGACTGTTATATTTATATCATTATTATCAATAGCTACTGGGTCCTCATTAAATGTAACAATTTTTTTTAATTCTATATTTTTAAGAGTTTTAGGTTTATCTTCTATTAGATCTTCATCAAATACATTAAATGAAGAAAATTCAGTTATATATCCTGATAATGCTTTTTCACCTTTGAGTGATGAATATGATATAGATAATGAATTATATATTTTCAATAATATTAAGGCAACATATGAAGTATAACTGGTAACTGCTTGTATTCCTACATAATTGTCATAAATAATGATTGAGGATAATATTAAATTTATCATATATACAAAACTCGTGACAGATGTCATTTTAAAATATCTATTATTTTGTTTATATAATTCCAGTTTTAGTTCAGGTTTTTCATTTATAATATCATCTAAATGATTATCGGGAAAATCATGATTAATATCAAAATACTTAACACACCAATTTTCTCTCTGTAATTCAATGACATAAGTTATTAAAAATAAACCTACACATAAAAAGTTAAATCCTAATGTAATATTGTGAAACATATCATCTGTTTTATGTAAATTATCTGATACAGAACAAATAGATGTTTCATATTCATTAATATCATAACTACTGGAACTATCGGATAATTCTCCACATTTTTGTGGAACAAATAAGATTAATAAACTGCCCATTATTACTTTATAACTTTGAAATATCCATAATGCGCCTATTTTTAAACGTTCTTTCATATCATTACTTACTTTCATTTTATATTATATAAATATTTTTAAAATTTGATTTAAAATTTGATTTAAAAATAAGTTAATAAATATAATTAAATAATATGTCAAATATCTTTGTCCCTCATGAATTTTACTGCCCAATCACAGGAGACCTTATGAAAGATCCAGTATCTGAACCGGACGGTCATACTTATGAACGCGACGCAATTATGAAATGGTTATATAAGAGTAATACATCACCTATGACTAGGAACACTTTACTCGAAAGTGATTTAAAACCCAATATTTCTATGAAGAAAAGTATTGATTCTATTAAGGATAAATTATCTGAAGATCAGCTTAAGATTAATTCACAAATTATGGATTTAGAACTCAAAGAATTTAATGATGTATTAAATGATATAAGTATGAAAGCATCTGTTCGTAATAATGTATTATTTGTCAAAACTGATGTGCCTAATGTAGAACAAAGACCTCCTGTAGATATTGTTTTATGTATTGACATATCTGGTTCTATGGGATCCGATGCACCTTTAAAAGGAAATGATGGTAAATCTACTAGTTATGGTATTTCTGTATTATCTTTAACTGTTGCTGCCGCGAAGACAATTCTTAAAACTCTTAATGATAAGGATAATATTTCTATTGTAACATATTCAAGTGTTGCCGAGGAATTATTTATTGATATGGAATGTACTAATGAGAATAAGAAAAATATTGAATTAGGATTGGATAACTTAAAACCAACGAATACTACGAATATTTGGGATGGTCTCAAAACATCTTTAGATATTTTACGATTAAATTCTCCACCCAATAAGTTAAAGGTAATTAAATTACTCACGGATGGTGTGCCAAATATCGAACCAAATAGAGGCCATGAATATATGTTAGAAAAATATTTTGAAAATAATAACTTTAAATGTATGATAAATTGTTATGGTTTTGGATATAATCTTAAATCTGAATTATTGGACAATCTTTCTCGTATTTCGGGGGGAGATGGATATTCATTTATTCCAGATTCATCTCTATTAGGAAATATCTTTATCCATGGAGTAAGTAATTTCTTCACTACAGCTGTGACTGATGTCCCTGTAAAGATTGTTTATAAAGATAATACTGTGGATAAGGTTAATATTAATTCACTAAAGTATGGACAGAGTAAAAATATTGTAATGGAAGTTTCTAAGGAAGTGTTATATGTAGAAATGGATATAAAGGGAAATATTATTAAATCAGATTTACATGATATGTTGGATGATTATTATTATGAACAACTTTATAGATATAAGGTATATAATATGATCGAAGCATTAATTACAATGAAAAAGTTCAATGACCCCGGATTTAAAAATAGTTTGGATAATTTAATTCTTGAAATCTCATTTAATAATGATGTGAAAGATAATGAATATATTAATAATATATTATTTGATTTGGATGGTCAAGTTAAGGAATCATTAAATATGACTACGGTGGGTGAAAAAGCAGATTGGTTTAGCAAATGGGGTATTCATTACCTTCGTTCTCTTAAAGTAGCATATGAGAATGAAATTTGTAATAATTTCAAGGATAAGGGTGTGAGTAATTTTACTGGTCGATTGTTTGAGAAACTGCGTGATGAAGTATCAGATATCTTTGATAATATGGAACCACCAAAAAAAGGCACTGCAAATACTCACTATAGAGGCGGACCAGCGATTGCTCCACTTCATTCTATGCATTCATATAGGGATAATGGCGGAGGATGTTGTGCACCCGGGAGTATGGTAAGAATGGATGATGGAACACTGAAACCTGTAGAAGAAGTAAAGAAAGGTGATGAAGTAGTTACTATTATATCAAAGAATGGTATTGATTATATTGATTCAGGAATTGTTGAATGTGTAGTTGTTACAGAATGTTCAGGTGGATATCAAAGTATGGTAAGTTTGAATAGTATCACAGGAAAAAAGTTAAATATTACACCATATCATCCAGTAATTATGCCTGGAAAAAAAGAATGGATTTATCCTAATAGTATTAGAGGTAGTGAAATAATTAAATGTTCTGAAATGTATACATTTGTATTAAGTAATCGTGAGTCAATTATTGTTGAAGATTATGTATTTGCAACATATGGTCATGGATTGAGTGATAATTCTGTTATTCAACATGATTTCTTTGGTACAGATTTAGTAGTAAATGACCTTAAGAATTTTAAGAATTATAATTCTGGAATTGTTTATCTGACAGATGGTATGTTTATTAGAAATAATGATAGAAATGTATGTAAAATAGGGATTTCTTGGAAATATAACGACTTTTCAAATATGTTATATAATTCTAAAATTTAGTATGGGCGCATCTAAAATATAATATTATATAATTTATATGTTATCACAAACATTATTAGATTCAGAAGATGATATAGATTATTTAAAATATTGGGAAAAAACAATAATGTATAAATTTTTTAGAAAAAAACAGCCATCTGAAAGGTGGTGTAAACAATTAAGAAGAATATTAGATAGTGGTAATAAGAACAAGTAGTTTATTTTTTTTAAATATATTATAATAATATATTATATAGTAATGGTTGGAGGATTATTACAATTAAAAGAAAAAGGCGCCCAAGATTTATATTTAACTGGACAACCACAGATTACTTTTTTTAAAACTGTATATAGGAGATATACAAATTTTTCTATAGAGTCAATGGAACAATTATTTGATAATTTGCCTAGACATAATGCGACTTGTAGGGTAAATGTAGATAGAAGAGGTGATTTAATTCATAAAATTTACTTAGAACAAGAAATACCAACTTCAAAGGATCTAGTAGCTATTACCAATTATGGTTATAATTTTATAAAAAAAGTGGAATTATCAATTGGTAATAAATTAATAGATTCCCATACTAGCAATTGGTTAGAAACTTATGCTGAATTGACACAGCCTAATGAATTTGGTAATTTTACATCAGCACATAATGCATTATTTATGAATTCTGCTCCGAATGTAGGTATGGGCCATACAAAAGGTAACAATGTGAGTCATACAGCAACAAGATTCCAATCGATGTGTATGGCCGGTGGTGTAGATAGATATAATTTAATACCTTATTTTGATACCGATCGCACTAACATACAAACGCCACCACCAAATATAATAATACCTTCGAAAGAGCAAGTTACACAATTAGGTAATCCCAATCCTTATTATGATACAACAGTCATGGGTGCTCTTGTCACCGGAGCAGTAAATGATTATGCAGAATATTTATATAATAATGAACATCATATAATTTATACACCATTACAATTTTGGTTCTGTAGAAATATAGGTTTAGCACTTCCCTTAATTGCATTACAATATAATGAAGTGAGTATAGATATATCTTTTGACGCTTTTATAAATGATAGTATAGTGCCAAAAATGTATATAGATTATATATATTTAGATACTGATGAAAGGAGGAGATTTTCTCAAATATCACACGAATATTTAATAGAACAAATACAAATTGGTGGGAAAGGTAATAAATTAGGGACCGCTAATTTACTAAATTTAAGTCATCCCGTTAAGGAATTAATTTGGGTATCCGGCGACGGCGCGAGCGCAGACTACGGAGGCAAACCGTTAAAAGGAAAATGGGCACTACAAATTAATGGGTATGATAGATTTACAGAAAGAGATACAACATATTTTACAAAACAACAAGTTAATGATTATCATTCAGGATATGGAGGCGTAACTACTAAAAACTCGATTGCTGTATATTCATTTGCATTAAATCCCGAAGATCATCAACCTAGTGGGACGATGAATTTTTCCGTAATTAAAAATGTTTATTTAATAAATAATTTATATAATGATCAGACTACTGAGGCAAGTGACATATATACTCTTTATGCTGTAAATTATAATGTATTAAGGATAATTTCAGGCACGGCAGGTTTGGGTTATGTGTAAATTTGATTATTTATATATTAGTTTACAAAAAAAAATGTCTTTAAAATTAATATTAGGCTCTATGTATTCTGGAAAAACAACTGAAATTTTAAGAATAGTTAATTCATTAAAACATATTGATGAAACACCTATTATCATCAAACCAAAAATAGATGACAGATATTCATCTAATAAGATATCTACACATAATAAACAAGAATATGAGTGTCTAACATTAAATAAATTGAGTGAATTTAAAAATACTTTGTATGTTAAATATATTATAATAGAAGAAGCTCAATTCTTTGATGATTTATATTTATTTGTTATAGATCAAGTGGAATTAAGAAGGAAACACGTTATAGTTGTTGGATTAGATGGCGATTCGAACAGAGTAAATTTCGGAGAAATACATAAACTTATACCATTGTGTGATGATATAATTAAATTAAAGGCATATTGTTCAATATGTAAAGATGGTACTTTAGGTATATTTTCAAAAAGAATATCAAATTCAAAAGAAAAAGTATTAGTAGGTTCGGAAGAGGATTATATAGCAGTGTGTAGAAAATGTTATTTAAAATAATAATTTTATAAAGATAAAGTAATTAATCGTTTCATTACTACAAAATATCTGTTCTGCACAGAGGACATGATTTATTATTATTTATCCAGGGCGCCAAACAATCCTTATGAAATATATGAGAACAATTTAATTTTTTTAATATATCTTCATTTTTAAATTCATCTAAACATATTGAACAATTATTTTCTGGTAATTCATTACATACAATTAATGTATTTAAATTTTCAATATTAATTGGCATTACAATTTCATCCATTCTATCATATTTAAATTTATTATAACATTTAAATCCATATACACATCCTAAACTAAATAATGTTAATCCGAAGAGTTTCCAATATGTTATTATATTATTATAAATTAATATATTCGTATTATTATTACTATTATTATGATAAATTATGATATCATTTTCGGGTATATTATATAGTTGTAATTCATTATCTGTATTATTATATATTATATTATCTATATATCTCATATTAATAATTTATATATAAATTAAAATCCATTATATTTAATAATTAAACCTTTAATATTATTATATATTTCTTTTAATACTTTTCTTAATAATAAATATTTATCTTTATTAATATTGTTATAAATATTGATTATAACTTCATATAATTCATAAATAATTTCTAAATTTTCTAAAATATTATTTTCAATTTTATTAAATTTGTATTCGTTATTAATAGATTTGCATCCAATTAAATTATATAATTTAGATAAAATATAATATTCATTATCTATTTTATTTCTGAATAAATAACATTCAATATCTTCTAATTCTTCTACTAAATTGTTCGAATTAATATATTTTCTTAAATACCATAATAATTTAGGGTTTTCGAAAGTGGTATCACATTCAATTACTTGCCTATTATCATTAATAAAATATTCATATATTTTATCTAAGTTTTCTTTTTTTATAGATGTATTTAATTTAGTTATAATATTATATGTTTTATTTAATTGTTTGGTAGAACCTATTATATTAGGTAAATATCCTTTCATTAGAGATAAATAATCAATATTACCATAAAATATTACATTACCCTTGCTATCTTGACCCCTTCTACCTGCACGACCACTCATTTGTAAATAGTCTTCATTAGTAAAATTATTATTACCATTAAATTCCATTAAACAACATGTTCTCACAGGTAAATCAATACCCATACATAATGTTTTATCAGATATTACTATTCCTATTTGTCTATTAGACAATAGTTTTTGTAAAATCCATTTATATTCATCAGGCATGGTTTCTATATATAATCCGACCCCTCTTTTAAGCATTTGAAATATAGGATGTTCATATGATATTTTAATACCTAAGGTTTTCATAATTTCTCTTCGTACATCTCTAATAGTGTCCGCAGACATAGGCTCATTCATACTAAAACAGAATGAATCATGTTTTTTAAATACATCTTGATAACAAAAATCTGGATTATCTGTAAATAATTTAAATTCTTTATTTAAATTATTTTTCTGTAAACGTTTTAAATCTTTTTCTACATTAGATCTATCAATATCATTCAAGCAGCTTTGATATAATGTTGAAACATCTGTAATATTCTTTTCCCTATATTTTCTGTCAAAACTATCTAATTTAGCATTTTTATCTGTAATAGGATCCTTAGAACTTTTAGGAATTTTGATATTATTAGTAAATTTAGCTCTTTCTTCTAAATATTTTTCATATAATTCTTGTTTTTTTTCTAAAATTAAATAATGGAATGGGTATTCTTTTTCTTCAGATTCTGCTAGATTTTTATATATATAATAAAAAATATCTTTACATACTGGAGAATTAGTATTAAAAATTATCATAGGGAACATATCTTTATCATTACAATTTCTTAAAAATTTAATAATATTTTCTTTATTATCTGTATTAGATTTACTAAATTTTAGCTTACTTAAAATTTCATTAATTTTATTATCATTTTTATTATCAATAATAAATTTCTTTAATAATTGTTCATATTCGAAGCAATCGTCTAAAGTTAATAATTTATTTTCTTTAAAATATTCATCTGGAGACATATTTTCTATTAAATCTTCACAATCATTCTCTTCATATATTTCTTCAATATGTCCCCATAATACAGCACAATCATTAGGTGTAAATGATAATGAATTTTTAATAAAATCAACATTTAAATCATTATTGTCTATAGAACATAATGGATGAATAGATTTTAATTCATTATTATAAATCCATCTTTGGTGGTTGATAAATCTTTTATTGTATTCAACATAATGAATTTTTTTAGAGGGGTGGATTTTATTAAATATGTCTTGTAAATATTCTATATTTCCAATTGTAGCAGACAATGCTAAGAAATTACAATTTAGAATTTTAATTAAATTTTCATATATATCTCCATCTTTAGAATTATTTAAATTATGAATTTCATCAAACACAGCATAATCGAAATGTGTTCCAATGCGATGTAAATTATTTTCAATTTCATCAGGTGTTCCTATAAAAATATTAGTTTTATTGTCGAATGAATTTTGTGATAAATTATCTACTAAATAATGTACTTTATATCCCATATAAATAAAATGTGAACCCACTTGATATGCTACAGGTTTTGCAGGACATATATATAATACTTTTTTATGAATAATACCCGTAGACATCGCAACAAATGTTTTACCAGATGATGTTGGTGCTCTTACTAAAACTGATTTTGATTCTTTAATATATCCTATAACTTGTTTCTGCCAATCATCTAATACATAATCACCTTTATCCCAAAAATTTAAAGGCGGCAGTAAATCACTACATTCTTTCATTAGGAAACTAGAAGTATCACATTTCTTAAATTTTTTATCTAATTTATTTGATAATTTAAGATAACTTTTATCATCCTGTATGAGATC